CCTCTAAACGTACAATTTACCGTCATGTCCAGTCTGACGAGAAAGCATGGGAAATGTACTCAAAAGCCAGAGCAATCCAAGGAGAGGACTTAGAAGACCGTATAATGGACATTATCAACGAACCATTACCAAGTGACCCTAAGATTGCAATGGCAACAGTACAGTACAAGAGATTAAAGGTAGATGCTTTGGACAAGAGGAAGCGACAGTTGCAACCGCTAGGTGGTATACGAAACAATCCAAGTGATGCGTCGCCATCAGTGTCGGGGACAATACAGTTATCATGGAATGAGTAGTGCTGATGCAGTCTGTGTGTCACTGCTCGCACACGCGACCCCCCGCCCTGGCTTTTGCTGCGATTGATGCTTGGTTTTGTCAGCAGATTTGTCAGCAAACTATGTAAGTCATTGTTTTTTCTAGCGTTGGGTACAGGAACTAGACCTGTGACTGCGTGTTTTGCAGCGCAAAGCGACCCCCTTACCCCCCCAAAACTGGTCGCCGTTGCTATACGTATATAACCAAACACAAGAGTGTCTGCCACACACACTTGAAATGACCAGTAACTACACAAAAAACCAGGAAAACGCACGTAAGCGTAGGGACTTCACGTTGCGCTTTATACGCAGAGAAGCGAAGAAACATGGAAATCAAAATACCGTATACCCCCAGACCGCTGCAAAAGAAGCTACACGCAGATCTGAAGAAGCAGAGATGGGCAGTACTGGTGATGCACAGACGGTTCGGCAAGACGGTGATGGCGATTAATCATCTTTTGCGTGATGCCATACTGAATACGCAAGTTAACCCACGCTATGCCTACATAGCACCCACCTATCGCCAGGCGAAGATGATTGCCTGGGATTATTTGAAGCAGTTCGCGGGTACGATCCCGAACGCTCGCTTTCACGAAACAGAATTGCGATGTGATCTACCGAACGGTGCAAGGATTATGTTGCTGGGTGCAGAAAATATTCATGGTATTCGTGGAATTTTTCTTGATGGCTGCGTGATGGACGAATACGCAGATATGCCAGAGAGTATGTTCCCAGAGGTCATAAGACCCGCTCTATCAGATAGAAAGGGCTATGGCATAGTAATAGGCACACCACGGGGTATGTCGGCGTTCTACGAGCTTTATGAAGCAGCACAGTCCGATAAGTATTGGTATGTTAAGACGTACAAAGCGTCAGAAACAAAGATCTTGGACGAAGAAGAACTGGAGAGTGCAAAGTCGGCAATGTCGACCGATCAGTACAACCAGGAATTTGAGTGCAGCTGGACCGCTAATGTCGCTGGCGCGATATACGGGAAAGAATTAGAAAACATTATGGAGAAGGGGCAGATAAGTTCTGTACCCTATGACGAGAACTATAGGGTGGATACCTGGTGGGACCTAGGCGTGGGGGACAGTAATGTCATCATCTTCACACAAACGGTAGGTCGCGCAATCCACATAATTGATTGTTATGAAAGTCGTGGAGAAGGTCTGCCCCATTATTGTCGTGTCCTGGATCAAAAAGGATATTTGTATGGGACACATAATGCCCCGCACGATATTGAGGTGAGGGAACTAGGATCGGGAAAGAGTAGGCGCGAGATAGCGTATGATCTTGGTCTGAATTTTCGTGTAGTTCCAAAGCTACCACTTGAAGATGGGATACACGCAGCAAAGTTATTTTTGAGCCGATGTTGGTTTGATCGTGGACACTGTAAGCAAATGCTGGATGCGCTTAGACACTATCATCGTGCGTATAATGAAAAGAATAGAGTTTTTAGGGCAACACCCGTTCATTCCTGGGCAAGTCACTTTGCGGATGCTTTTCGCTACCTAGCCGTTGGACACCGTGAGTATGACGAGCATATAACACCGCCCCAGGAAATGGCAGACAACCAATATAATCCATTAGGAACTTATGTAGCATGAGCAAAAACGCACCACAGATGCCCCCTATACCGCCCGCACCGCCACCAACACCCGTGAAGGCAATAAAACCAGAAAAAACGGTACGCATACAAGAGCAGAGAAAAATGCGTGATCCGAAGAAGGTAGGGCCAAAGCAAACGGTATTGACGGGTCCACAAGGACTAGGCACGGGAACAACGACAACAAAAGCGGGTAAGGGGTTATTAAGTGGTAACACTAACAGTTAATGATCCGAAACCTTTCGTTACCTGGCTAAAAAATCGTTTGATGCTGGATAAAATCCAGGGTGAGGACGCAGCGCAAGCCTATGGATTTACAAAAGATGGTAAGATTGTGGGTGCATTTGTGTTTTCGGAGTACACGGGACACGACGTGCATATGTATTGTGTGAGTGAAAACCCAAAAATTTTTCAGCGTCGCTACATAAAGCAGATGTTTGATTACTGTTTCACCATAATGGGTGTGCAGCGTGTATCGGCACTCTGTAACGAAAGCAATTTACGATCCCGAAAACTAATAACTGGGGTTGGATTTAAGCAAGAAGGACGACTACGGCGATACTTTGGAACGGAAGATGCCCTGGTCTATGGATTATTGAAAGAAGATATGAGGTTAATCAATGGGTAAAGCAGCACCACGAACACCACCACCAGCACCACAACCCGCACCAACACCACCGCCCGAACCCGTAAAGCCAAAGGTAGAGCCGAAAGAAGTAGAAAAGGCAGCAGTAGATCCAAAAGCAGCGGTAGGGGCAGCTAGTGGGGGATATAAAGGCACAGGCAACGCATCACGAACCACATTGACAGGGGCAAGGGGTCTATCAGGGCAGACACCCGTACGTCGACCCATGCTAACGGGCAGCATGGGTACGGCATACAAAACAACACTAGGTGGCTAGATGTCAGATGAAATAGCAGAAATTCTTCACGATCACTTATCCCAGCTGCAAAACAAACGCACCACTTGGGAAAGTCATTGGCAAGAAATAGCGGATTTTGTAGTACCCCGAAAAGCGGATATTACAAAAAAACGTACACAAGGCGACAAGCGCAACGCACAGATCTTTGATGGTACAGCAATTCACGCAGCCGAACTTCTAGCAGCGTCGTTGCACGGTATGTTGACCAATATGTCCACAAAATGGTTTACGTTGGAATACCGCGATCCGATGCTAAATGGTGATGATACCGCTAGAGAATGGCTGCTATCGGTCGAAGATGTGATGTATCGCACGTTTCAGCGCAGTAATTTTTCGGAACAAGTACACGAAATGTACCTGGATCTAATTACGTTTGGCACAAGTGTGATGTTTGTCGAGCAAGACGGCATGACCGATGTAAATTTTTCGACACGACATATAGGCGAATGTTACATATCGGAGGACAAAAGAGGGCGTGTAGACACGGTATATCGTGTATTCAATATGCCAGGACACGCACTACGGGATCGCTTTGGTGTTGATAAATTAAGTAAAAAATTACAAGACAGAATAGACGAATATCCACACGATGCGGTCGAACTGGTACACGCAGTCTATCCACGCGATAACTATGATGTAACGATGGCAACAAAAGAAAATAAGCCATTTGCGTCCGTCTATTATGAACCAACAGAAACGGTTGTATTGTCCGAAGGCGGGTTTGATGAACTGCCCTACGTCGTGCCACGCTACCAAAAGAGCAGCACAGAGATCTATGGACGATCACCCAGCATGACAGCATTGCCCGATATCAAGATGCTTAACAAGATGTCGGAAACAACTATTCGCGCAGCGCAAAAGCAAGTCGACCCGCCACTGCTAGTTCCTGATGATAGCTTTATACTGCCAATAAAAACAGTACCCAGTGGGCTAAACTTCTACAGATCGGGAACACGGGATCGAATTGAACCTTTGAATATAGGTGCGAATAACCCACTGGGACTGAATATGGAAGAACAACGGCGCGGTGCAATACGATCGGCGTTCTATGTTGACCAGCTGATTATGGGACAAGGTCCACAGATGACGGCGACAGAAGTTGTGCAGCGTACGGAAGAAAAGATGCGCTTGCTGGGACCAAGTATGTTTCGAATACAAACCGAACTCCTACAACCTCTTATCACTAGGGTTTATGCAATTCTTGCCCGCGATCAAAAATTTATGCCCGCACCCGAAATGATACGGACAGCGGATGTCGAGATAGAATATGTATCGCCACTGGCAAAAGCGCAGCGTCAAGTCGATGTAACATCGCTCACACAAATGCTGGAACTCATGGGACCGATTGGTCAAATCAATCCGCAAGTGTTTGATTATGTTGATTTTGATGGTGTGGCAAAGCACTTGATAAAAACATTGAGCATACCCGCAACCATCATTAAAGGCGATGATGAGGTAGCACGAACACGCGAAGAACGTGCAGCGCAGCAACAACAGATGATGGAGCAGCAACAGCTGGCACAACAAGCGGAAGCACTAGGAGCAGCAGCACCAATGGTCGCTGCGGTGAATAAATGACAATAGATGACTTACGACAAGCCTATCGTACATTGTTTGATAACGCAGATGGAAAGATAGTCCTGGACGACATGGATATACGTTTTCACATGAAATCAAGCACCTATGTACCCGATAGCAACGAAGCAGCGTTCAGAGAAGGTCAGCGATCTGTACTGCTGTTTTTACATAATATGCTGGCAGATCAACCCGATAGAGAGGACATAGCACACGATGAATGAAGAAGTACAGGTAGCGGAGCCGACAGAAGCGTCGACAACTCCGTCTGAAGCGACATTCGATTGGAAAAATGAAATACCAGAAGAAGTCAGAGGTAACAAAGTTTTTGAAACACACAAGAATTTAGGATCTTTGTTAAAAAGTCATGCTCACCAGCAAGCCTTGATTGGTGCGGATAAAATACCCGTACCAGGCAACGACGCATCCGATGAGCAGTGGAATGAGGTATATACCCGCATGGGAAAGCCTACAGAAGCCACTGACTACAAACTTGATGTAAAGATGCCCGAAGGACAAACAGCTGATGAGGGGCTTCTTAATTGGTTTAGAGGGACCGCACACAAAGCGGGATTGAACAACAGACAAGCACAAGCGATGCTCAATGAGTATCAAAAGGCAACCGCAGACCAGGTCAATCAGGGCAGTGTGGCTGCCGAACAACTTACAAACGAGGGTCGTACACAGATAATGAAAGAGTACGGCGCAGCGTTTGAGGACAAAGTTAAGGTTGGTAACGCAGCTATTGCTAAATTTAACGCAGCGGACCTTACGCAGCTAAAACTAGCAGATGGACGGACACTAGGTGATCACCCTGATTTTATTCGTGCGTTTGTGGGTGTTGGTGATTTTATCCAGGGACAAATAGGTGAAGATAGTCTTGATGGAGAAAAGACACAAGGCGGTATGACACCCGAAGTTGTCCGCGCGAAGCTGGCAGAACTAAAACGAATAAACGGTCCGTTCTGGAATAGATCTGATCCAGAGCATGAATGGACAGTATCAGAAGCATTACGCTTACAAGAGATGCTTACACCAGAAGAATAATCGACAAGCAATCGCCCGATTAGTGCTGGTGTATACATAACCTGGATAACCGTTCGCGGTCCAGTAGGTGCAGACCTAATACTGAAACCCTTCGTCTAACATTCCGTTAGGTAGCGATTTTCTTTTAACTTTAAACGTAGAGGTACGAAATGAGTAATCAAATTACTACAGCGTTCGTGCAGCAGTTTTCAGCTAATATTACCACGTTGTCACAACAACAGGGGTCTATCCTCCGTGGCGCAGTTCGACAGGAAAGCGTTACTGGTGAGAAGGCTTTCTTTGACCAGGTGGGAAGCACAGCTGCTGTGAAGCGAACTTCGAGACATGGGGACACCCCCCTCGTTGAGACACCCCATTCCAGGCGAATGGTTACAATGGACAGCTATGAATGGAGCGACCTTATCGATGACGCTGATAAGGTAGCTATGCTTGCCGATCCAACCAACGTGTACGCACAATCAGCAAGTTTTGCTATTGGTCGTGCAATGGATGACGCAATCATCGAAGCTGCAACAGGCACAGCCAAGACGGGTAAGTCTGGTGGTACATCCACTACACTTCCAGCTGCACAGCAAATAGCAGCGGGTTCAGCCAACATGACTATTGCTAAACTCATTGAAACACGAAAAAAGTTCAGTGAAGCAAGTGTCGATCCATCTATCCCACTACACATCGTTGTAGGTCCAGATCAGATCGAAAGTCTGTTGAACACTACCCAGGTAACATCGAGCGATTTTAATACGGTCCGTGCCTTGGTATCTGGATCGCTGACATCCTACATGGGCATGACATTCCATGTTTCTAACAGATTAGCAAAGTCTGGTAATAACAGAACATGCTTTGCTTTCGCATCCGACGGCATCACTATGGCTGTTGGTAAGGATGTTATGGCTAGGATCGATGAACGAGCCGATAAATCATACTCAACGCAAGTATATTACTGCGCTACATTTGGAGCCACCAGGATGGAGGAATCTAAAGTAGTTCAGATATTATGCGATGAGTCAGCTTAATAGGAGGGTTTGAAATATGGCAACTGTATACTCAGACGTACAAACCCAACTTACTCAGAACGACCCCAGGGAGCATGTAAAGGCTAACGAAATTGGTGGTGAAGTACGAGTAGCGCGGGCAACCTATGAAGCATCTTCACTAGCATCTGGTGATGTAATCGAAATGTTTGCATTACCTGATGGCGCAAGAATAATCTCTGGTTTTCTTGCACATGATGCAATGGGTTCATCAACAACCTTGTCCGTTGGTTTTGCAGCACACAAAGACGCTGCGGGATCTGACGTATCCGCATCGGCAGCAGCTTACAAAGCAGCAGCAGCATCGACATCTGCACAGATCGTTGACGTTGCAGCGACTTTGGCTTTACTTAACGGTGAAGAAGTTGATGCAAATGAGGACGGCAAGACAATCACAGTGACAATGGGCGGTGCAGCTGGCACTGGTACTATTGCGCTGACTATGATGTACGTCACAGCTTAACAATGAGAGGGGGGCAACCCCCTCTTTTTTTTTGGAATTATTATGGCAAGTGAAGTAGATATTTGTAATTCAGCGTTGAACATGATTGGCGCAAGCAACATTACCTCTTTTACCGAAGATAGTAAGGCTGCGCGATTGTGTAACCAGCGGTATGATTTCATTCGTGATCGTGTGTTTCGATCGCATAATTGGAATTGTTTGTTGACCAGGGTACAGCTTACACCTGATGCAACCGCACCCGCTTTTGAGTTTGCTAATCAATTTACGCTGCCAACCGATCCTTTTTGTCTGCGTCCCGTAAACCTGGATAGCACCACGATTGTGTTTAACCTGGAAGGACGAAAAATTTTGACAGACGAAAGCGCATTAAACTTGGTCTACATAGCCAGGGAACTTGATGTAAATAAATATGATGCGGGTTTGATCGAAACATTGAGCGTCGCGTTAGCTGCGGACTTTGCGTATCCGTTGACAAATTCTGTGTCCCTGGGACAAGCGATGCAAGCCAAGTATGACACAACAGTCAGCGAAGCACGATTTATGGATGCGGTCGAGGGTGCATCACCAAACAGCACAACTGCCACGGATCGTATGACATTGGAAGCAAACGAATTTATTAATGCGAGAATATAGATGGCAAAAGCGTCACCAGCTTTTACGAATTTTACAGCGGGTCAACTATCCGATCGTCTGGATGGACGCACCGATATTGCCAAGTACGCAAACGGCTGCAAGAAGCTACAGAATTTTTTAGTACACGCACATGGTGGAGCAACACGTCGACCAGGCACAGAGTTTATAGCCGAAGTCAAAACCAGCGCAAACGCAACACGCTTAATACCGTTTGAGTTCAACGTCGAGCAAACGTATATCCTTGAATTTGGTAATCAGTATTTTCGTATTTATCGCGATGGTGGGCAAGTGGTCAGCAGCGGATCTGCCGTAGAAGTTGCAACACCCTACACGTCAGCACAGTTAGCCGACATAAAATTTACGCAAAGCGCGGATGTTATGTATGTTGTGCATCCCGATCATGCGGTACGAAAGATATCACGCACAGGGCATACAGCCTGGACAATCACGGAAGTAGACTTTCGCCGTGGTCCTATGCTCGATCAGAACACCACAGCAACGACACTTACAGCTAGTGGTCGTACGGGCAGCATCACAGTTACAGCATCAGCAGATACGTTTGCATCAACAGATGTTGGTCGACTAATAAAATTTTACGACGGGTTTGCAAAGATTACCGCGTTTACCAACGCAACAACGGTAACAGCGACCGTGCAAGAAAACGAGGATTTACGCACAGAGTTAATGCCAAGTTATACGGCAACCACGATAGCTTTTGCTGAAGGCGATCCCAGTTCTACAGGACTAGAGCATAACGACAGAATAACAGACAGTAACGCAAACTTTATTCTTGAAGGATTTAAGGTCGGGCAAACGCTGACAATCAGCGGAGCCAGCAACAGTGGTAACAACGACAATAATTTAGTTGTCGTACAGGTAACAGCGGACACAATATTGTTTGCGCCAAGTAATGATTTAGTCGATGCCAACGCTGGGGCTTCGGTAACAATCACTGGAAACCTTGGTGCAACATCAGAATTTAGTCTAGGGGCATTTTCTACAACTACTGGCTTTCCATCGACTGTTGTGTTCTTTGAGCAGCGTTTGGTTTTTGCAAATACGGCAACACAACCACAGACAATATTCTTTTCTGTGTCGGGTGACTTTGAGGATTTTAACGCGGGTACACTCAATTCATCGGCACTGACCTACACGATTGGGTCTAACCAGGTAAATGTTATTCGCTATCTGACAGCATCAAGAGCATTGCTGATAGGTACGTCGGGTGGTGAGTTTGTTGTGAGGGCATCGAGTGATGAACCTATTTCACCAACAAACACACAGATCTTACGACAAGCCAGCTACGGATCGGCAAACATACAGCCAGTAGCCGTGGCAAATGTTGTGCTATTTGTGCAACGTGCAAAACGTAAGCTGCGCGAGTTGGTCTATAGTTTTGGGTCGGACAGTTACTTTGCACCCGATTTGACGATCTTGTCGGAGAATATTACCGAAGGATTGATAAAAGAAATAGCGTTGCAGCAAGAACCCGACAATATTGTGTGGTGTGTTCTGGAAAACGGCAAGTTTGTTGGCATGACGTATAGACGCGAAGAAGAGGTTGTCGCCTGGCACGATCACGAAATAGGTGGCACGTTCACGGACAGCGGTACAACATTCAACTATGGTTTTGTTGAAAGCGTAGCCACAATACCGTCGTCAACTGGTACGGAAGATGAGGTCTATATCGTCGTCGCACGAACCATAGGTGGCGCAACAAAGCGATATATAGAAAGACTGAAGCCGATTGATTTTGGATCGAATATAGAGGATGCGTTTTTCGTTGATAGTGGTCTGACCTACAGCGGAAGCTCCGCAACAACTATATCGGGTCTAACGCATTTAGAAGGGCAAACCGTTCGCATTGTAGCAAACGGGGCAACACATGCCGACAAAGTAGTCAGCAGCGGTGCTGTAACACTTGATCGCGCAACAACAAAAGCACACATAGGATTGCCATACACAAGTACGCTGCAAACAATGCGAATAGATGCGGGTGGCATGCAAGGCACGTCCCAGGCAAAGATAAAACGAATAAATGATGTAACCGTGCGATTGCACAAAAGTGTCGGTGTAAAGGTCGGCAGCAGCGAGAGTGTAACGGATCTAATACCGTTTCGTTCATCAGCAAACGCTATGGACAAACCCATTGCGTTATTTAGTGGCGACAAAGAAGTCGAGTTTGATGGTGGGTATGAAACAGATGGACACATAGTTGTTATTCAGGACCAGGCACTACCATTGACTGTTTTGTCGATCTATCCACGGATCACGACGTTTGACGAATGATTTATGTAGTACCCTTTCACACGGATCATATTTACGATATTATGAGAAGTGGCGAAGATTTTGGATCAATATTCGACCAGCAAAATTTTGTCGAGTTTACGCAGAATACGCATAAGCATTGGACAGCGTACACGGGATACGAAGATGGCAATGTTGTTGGTGTAGGGGGTCTGGTCGAGATCTATCCGCATCTAGCGGAAGCCTGGCTGGTACTGCCAAAACACCGAGGTGTTGGTTTAGGTACAACTCGTAAGATACTGAAAATATGGAATAAAATGCTTTCTGACCGGAGAAAGTATGAACGTATTCAAGCGACCGTTCACCAGGAATTTGAAGAAGGTATTCGGTTCCTAGATTTTTTAGGATTTACCAACGAAGGTTTGATGCAAAAATTCGGACCCGATAAGAGTAATTTTTTTAGATATGCGTATATAAGACATGGACCCAATTAAAGTAGCACTATCCGTTGCATCGACCGCTGCAAGCGCAGCGACATCCGTTGCACAAGGCAGACAACAAGAAGCGGTGTATGATTACAACGCAAAGATAAACGAACGAAATGCACAAGTTGCTGACGTTGCAGCGGAACAGCTGTATCAAACCGAACGTCTGAAGATACAAAAATTTCGCAAAGAGTTTGGTAAGTTACAAGCAGCGACAAAGCAAGGTTTTCGCTACAATGGTTGGATTGCTGATGGTGGTACACCGTTGCTGGTTGCCCTGGCAAACGCACAAGAAGCGGACGAAGAAATAGCCATACGCGATTACAACGCAAGAGTTGGTCGACAAGAATTAAAAGAAGAAGGTGTAGCACTGCGTATGGAAGCCGAACTCAACAGAATGTATGGCGACCAGGCACGAACAGCGGGTGTTATGAGGGCGGGACAATCGCTGCTTAGTGGCGCATCAGACATGTATAATATTTATAGAAACGCATAATGAAAGTACCTACATACACAGCACAGTCCGACGTGACCAATCGTACGGGGCAAACACCACTGCGTGTCCAGGCAAATGTCGGAGCAGCTACGCAAGCAATATCGGCACAAGGTGATTTATTTCAACAAGCGCAGCGGACAAGTATGACGTTTCTGGAGCAAGAAACAAAGCTGCAACGTGCCACAGAATTAGCAGCGTTGGAAAACCAGTTTGCTGCGCGATTACAAGAACACAGTCTTGCAGCGATCGACGACCGTAACCCAAGGTCCATGATGACCAACTGGAACGAGAATGTAAAAAGAACACTCAATGATTTGGGTCGTGATATTGATGATCCAGTAGTGCGTCGTCGTTTCATTGCGAGTGCATCGAACGATATACTTGCTGGTCGTTTAAATATTATGAAGCAAGCACGGGCAAACCGTATCGATCAGTCTTTAGCGACGCATCTTGAAAAAGTAAATACACTTAAAAAGCAAGCGTACAACGGAAACTCTCTTGAGCGTATGAAGGCACTGCGTGAGTTGTATGGTTCACCAGGTGTTGATACTGGGGACGCAGCATTTCGATCGCCCGCAGTGGTTGGTGTGTTTCAACAGATGGAAAACCTTGGCTTAATTTCTGCTGCTAAACGTGTTGAATTAGAAAACGACACAAGAATAGAAGTAGAAAGCGGTGAGATATACCAGGATCTTAGTGCAGCTGCGGTGTCGGGCAATCCCGATCATGCCGATCAGATAGTCAACAATCTAGCCAACCCCGACCAGTATCCAAATATAACGGGATCTGCGCGAAACACATTGATAAACAAAGCAATAACGCTTCGTGATAGTTTGACTGATGACGAACTAGCAAAAAAAAAGAAACAGCTTGATTATAACAAAGCACAGCGAACTCTAAAACAAGAAGAAAATTATGCTGATTTCACGCTACGCTTGAGCCAGGAAAACGACAATCCAAACTTTGAAGGTGAGCCAGTAACACTGATAGAACTGCAAGAAGCACTTGATGACAATGAACTTACAGTCGCCCAATATGAAGCGTTAAAATCAACACGCTTAGAAACTGGTCTTACAAAATCAGATGCGTCGACATTATTTGAATTAAATCAAAAAATAGATCTGGCTGACAGCAAAGAAGATCTTGACGAAATACGCGAGGATATTCCGACATTTATGCGAAATAAGCAGCTTACGGCTGGCGATGCAACCGTTCTGCTAAACCGTATGAAAACACAGCTGTCAAACACACCAAAATCTATCGCAATCAAACGCGAAAGACGTAATCTTCTCAGAACGCTTGGTGTCGATGTCAACGGTCGTTTCGATGATCCAGATCTAGTGGTGTCCCAAAAATTAGCCGTGACAGACGCTATCCGATCTTTTGATGATTTGGTTGAAAAGCATAACGTCAATCCAAGAGAAGCAGCAGATTACATTGGGTCGAATTTTTTAAAACAAGCAATATTTAATGAAAGCTTTGAAAACATTGGAATACTTGCACCAAATCAATTTATTTTTAATGACATCAATGACTTGCCCAAGGGTCCGATGTCTACTGAAAACTACAACATGATAAAACAAAAAATAAACACAAGCGGTCTAGGTCCAAACATGCAAGTCATGGAGTTAGAAACCTTAGACCTTATCAAAAAATTTAAAAGCAATGAACAAGCTGCGCCACCAGTTAACACCAACGACAATCAACCCACTTTTTTACAACGCATATTCGGGGGCTAATTTATGACTGAAATGAGAGTAGTTGACCCATTCACGGATTACTTTGAGCAACTTGGACAAGAGTTTCAAGTCAATGGTAATCGTACCCGATACAAGCGCATGAAAACGGACTTTCTAAAAGAACAAGGATATGATCCACAACTGATTGACCTGGACTATGCGTATGATGCGGGTAACGAGCAGAATACAGACATACTGCCAGCGATCAGCAAAAAAGAGGACGGCAGCGTCACGGAAGATATTTTGCTGGATACGAACACCAGGGAAGGCATGGCATGGGCAGCAGCAAGCAAGGCTTTATACGATGCGTACGACATAAAAGAGAAACGAGAACAGCAGCTAAATAAATTGCCTACAGCTGGTCAAAGTTATCGAACTAGGCTTTATGAAAAATTAAAGAACAAAAAAGCACCAGAAACACCACAAGAGTTTGGGCAATGGGGCATCGAGCATATTGGCTGGCTAAACTACAACTTGCCAGCATTTGGTTATGCGTCAATGAAATTGCCTGGAGTGGTGAAGCAAAACCCAAAAGCAGCCTATGCGTTTTTACATCTTCTCGACACTTACGGTAAATTACCAATGTTTACCTGGAACGGGACAAAGCGTTTTTTTAATGGTGTGTTAAAAGATCCATCGACCTACGCTGGATTGACGACTTTGGGTATTGGTCTATCGGGCAAAAAATTTACTTCACAAGCGGGTAAGGGTGGCTTGAAAAAAGCGTTAAGACTAGCTTTAGATCCCGCAGCACTTACTATGTATGAGGGTGCATTATACGCAGCATCTGATGATTTCTTTCGACAAAAGGTAGCTATTGAAGCGGGTCCAGAGGTAAAAGGCGGTCAAGAAAGTTATGATCCCGTACGAGGTCTGACAGCTGCGGGTGGTGGCGCATTGTTCGGCGGTGCGTTGTACGGCACTGCAAAGGTTGGTGCGGATGTTGCACCCTTGGCAATAGATGCGGTCAAAGGTGTTGTCAACAAAGGTGCTGAAAGTGCAAAGGCACGGATTAAAGAAAGAGCATCGGGAACGACGCTGTATTCTAATCCTATTGGTCCGATCGCTGATGAAGTTATTAGTCGAATGGGTGGCGGTGGCGAAGGTCCACCACCAGGTCGAAACTTGGACGAGTTTGGTTTCTACAGCAAAGCCGAAGAAGCACTTACCAAAGTCAAGCAAGAAAAAGGCACGGGCAAACAGTTCATCAATCAGATCAAAAACCAGTTTAATGTCAAAGAAAAAGAACTGTACTGGCTGGGACTAGATAAGTTTGACAATGATGAAAAGGTCGACAAGAAAACACTTATAGACACGGTAAAGCAAAACTACGTCAAGATCCGTGAAAACAAGTATAGCTACAAACAATCGCCAACTGGTGATAACGCTGATATTACAGATGTAAACGAGCTTAGTTTTAATTTAACAGATGATACGACATACGATAATTATGCTTCTGATGTAAATACTGCGATCGAAGAATTTGAACTGGGTCGGGCTGCTTCAGGAATAGAAGATAGTGTTTACGACGGTTTAGCAAATCTTATTGGCTATCACACACGATCACAAGTTGAAGCGTTTGAAAATAACCAGTTAGACGATTTTATAGTAGCGTCTATGACAGAAAAAGATGTGTTTAATTCAAAGGCTTTGTATCAAGCGTATGAAGAAGGGTACACAAACTTCAGGGATTTTGACGGTGAACTAATAGATTTTCAGTCTGAACGTAACGATTTCTTTGACGACTTGGCGCGAAATGAATACTTAAATAATCCAAATAGAAGTGGGTTTGATACGTTAGGTCTGAATTACAAGATTGAATATGACAGATATGACGATCGCTTTACAGTGTATGATCCGCGTGGATTTGCACTTACGGCACATCCCAGTTCGCTTAACGAAGCACAAGTTTTGGCAACGCAAGATGCGTATGACCAGGGATATTTGTTAATGACAGATCCCGACGAAGCAGATGCAATTGCGGGTGCTGTAGAGCAACAACCTGGTGATCCAGCAAAGGACGCTGGGCAGCCATTACATGCGTCTTACAAGCTGGATGGTGGATCAAACTATAGAGAACTTGTGCTGGAAAATACGTCGTTCCAGGGCGATCCTGATAAAGACGCAATACTTAAAGAAGTGGGCGATGTTATTACGCAAGCAGAAAATACGGTGCTACAAAGGGACCAAGCCGACAATATGATTAGTAGATACGAAATCTTACCAGAAAGCGAGAAGCCAGAGTTTTTGAGAACAAACAACACCAGCGAAGCAACCATGAAAAGTGAGCGTGTAAATTTGCAACTTGCAGTAAACGCAGCTTTACAGAAGAAAAAAGAAGTGCTTGTAAAATATAATATGGACAATAATGCTTTAAAAAATCCATACAACGCATCAAATAGGGTTGCTGCCCTAGAAGCGGGACCACGCACACATTACGGTTCTATAAAGAATGACATTGGACACATGCGTATAACGGACAGACGGACAAATGATGGCGAAAAAATTATGTTTGTCGAGGAGTTGCAATCCGATTGGTCACAGAAACGTGCTGCTATGCCGTCACCACAAAACATAGAACGTGCAGCAGATTTGCAAAGAACGGGTGAAATAGTTGGCGAAGCTATCGCAGCTGCGGATAATTTATTGACGGGTTTTCTCGGTGGGACATTGCCAGGCGCAATCACTGAAAACACGGTACAGCTTTTTGATAACGTAAAAAATTCTATGAAACTGATGCTAGATAATGACAGTAGGCTAAATCAATTTATCACTGATTTAAATGATGGTAGAAAAAATTCCCCCGATCTGGCGCAAATGGAGCAGCAACCTATTGTTGATGTATTGGATGATATTGAAATTAACGATTTCTATCAATTTATGGAAGATTATACACGGCAAATACTACAACCGCTTCAGTATCGTAAAAACATGTTGGAAGTTTTTGATGAGCAAACCGTCAGCGATGACATTTTTGAAAAGATAACAAATCCAATGATTGAAGCGTTTACAAATGCTTATGTAGAAAAAGCACAAGGCAAAGTAGTGGGCGATAATTTACTATCTGAAAGCAACATTCGTCCATTTATTAAAAGAAATCTCATACAAGAAAGAGAAAAACTACGTCCCTTTGTTGATCTAATATCAAATTTTATGAAAGGTAACATGCAAGACGTAACTGCGGAACGTGCCAAGCTACAGCAAAACCAGAATTTTTTAGAAGCAAGGAAAAGATATGGGTTGGTTGCAAGAGGACCGTTTGTGCAAAAAAGTGATGATATTGTCGAACTACAACTAAAATCACTGATCCGTCGAGCAGTTGAGGAGGACCACAAGTTTATAGTTGTTGCGGGTGCAGATGTGCATATAGATCGCTGGGGTGATAGTTACACAGACGCTTTTAACACGCATTACGGTACAGTAGTGCCGAACGCAGCAGAAAAAGTGCTGAAGCAATTTGATAAGAAAGCAAAGGTTTTTTACAAACCAGTCGAAGAAATAAGCGACGAGTTAGATAACGCAGTGAAAGAAGTGTATGGCGTTGATCTACAAGAGCGAAACGATATGCTCATAATACCTATATCAGACGAAATGCGTAAAAGCGTTAAGCAAGGCATGTCGTTGTTTGAACTGGGTTCACTTGCTGGAGGTGGCGCAGCGGTCATGGGATCACAAATGACACAACAAGAAAATACAGAACCTGGGATATAATTTTGTTCCCAATGTAACAAAAATAACATAAGATATTATATAATTGCAGCCGTTCGCGCTGCTTTTTTTTTGGATAAATCATGGCATTAACGGACGCAGAAAACACTGCGATCTCATCAATATTGACTGGTGGGGTCGAAGAACCATTGACTGAACAACCAGGTGCAGAAGAAAAACCCGTGGAACTAGCGATGTTTGGTAAAGCTGGTGGTAAGGCTGGTACATGGCTTACAAGGATGTTGTTTGGCAAAGACTTATTTAAAAGCAGACAAATATTAGAGGATCTTAAAAAGGGTCGGAGAGAACCACTTAAATTAGAAGATATGTTTCTCGATCCCGAAGCAGACGCAGAAGATGCTGTCACCATACCAAAATTTTTAAGGGGTGTTGAAGATAAAGATGCTGGCGGTAAAGCAGATCTAGCAAAGCCAACAGAAGAACAATTCCAACAGTTTCAAGAAGAACGTCTATCAGATGCGAAGCCTATAAAAGGTTTACTAACAGATTTTCGTGTCCAGGGTTCGAAGGGCGACGATAAAATACCAGACGAGCAGTCGGTTCTAAATAGTATTGAAGCTATATCTAAGACACAAAGTGCGGAAATAGAACGCATAAAACGTGGCAAGATGGACGATGATGTGGTGGGTGAGCTTGCGGATCTTGTCGGACTTGCCCCTAACGCACTAAAAAAAAGAATTTTAGGTAGAAAAAAAGGCGAAGCGATTACGGTTAAAGGGTTCGGAATGTCAGAAGTTATGCTGGCATCGCGTACACTTATGGTTGAAGAAATTAGAAAATTAGATGAATTAGCGGAACTAGCATCGAGTGGCGGGGATCAAGCGTTAATATCGTTTCGCCAGCAGTTTGAGTTGGTAGGGCAGCTGCAAGCACAAATTAAGGGATCGCAAACAGAAATAGCTAGGGCATTAGCGCAGTTCCGTATACCAACACGAAACGAGCAGTTTAATAGATTACGCAATCAAGATGCGTCGCTGCTACTTGATGAGTTTGGCGGTAGTGACGCTATCAAAGATATTGCAAAAAATTATCTTAAATTGGGCAAAGATAATCTATCAGCAAAAGCACAGTTTACCAGGGGTCGTAAAGGTGTGTTTGGCAAAGTAGCAGACATGGCATACGAAGTGTGGATCAATGCGCTTCTAAGTTCGCCAGTTACACACACAAAGAATATGGTTGGTGCTTTTTTACAAACATTTGGTCATGTACCCGAAGTGTATGTCGCTGCGGGTATGGGTGCTATGCGCCGTAAGCTGCGTGGGCAAACGGGTGGTGTAGAGTTTGGCGAAGCAAACGCAGCTTTGTTTGGTGCGGTGATGGCATATAAAGAAGCATGGACCATAGCAAGGCTTGCTTACAAAACTGGTGAAAAACCTATATTGGGTTCTAAAATGGAAATGACAAAAGGGCAGCGTCATTCTAGTGCGTTTTCCCAGGATGTAACTGGTGCAAGTGGCACTATGGGCAACGCGGTTGCTGCATTAGGTAAGTTTGCAACATTAGGTGGTGTCCCAACAAGTATGCTGGAGTTTGAAGATACATACTTTAAAGTCGTTGCCCAGCGTATGTCGTTATATCAACAAGCCTATCGACAGTCTAAACAGCGTGGTCTAGGTATCGACGACAGTGCGGAGTTCATAGCTAATTATGTTCATAACCCGCCAGAAAATGCAGAAATGATAGCAAATGCCCACGCACAATATGTAACACTACAACAAGAAGTAGACGTTGTTGGAAAGCAGCTGAAGGGTATACGCAACGTGCCATCGCTACGTTACTTCATACCGTTCTTTAAGACCCCGTACAACGCTTTCAAATATGCGTTTGCGGAACGTACACCGTTAGGTGTTTTAAGTGCAAACATGCGTGAAACATTAGCTGCTGGTACACGACCCAATGCTACGCCCGAACAAAAAGCAGCAAGAGATATGGCAGTCGCAAGAATGTCTATGGGATCTATGACGCTAATGGTTGTTGCTGCGTATACCATGCAAGGACGGATAACTGGCGCGGGTCCAGCGGACAGAGAACATAACAAAACATTAAGACGACAAAATTGGGAACCCTATAGTGTACGGATCGGGGACGAATACGTTAGCTATCTTGGTTTTGAGCCGTTTGCGTCGGTAATATCAATGGCTGCTGATATGTCAGAAACACTAATGGTTTACGGAAAAGGCAACGCAAAAACTGAAGAAATGGTTTCTGCGGCTATTCTAGCTTTTTCAAATCAATTAACTGACAAAACATTTATGCAAGGGTTCAGCAATTTCGTGTCGCTTATGCAAGACCCTATACGTTATCAAAAAGGTGTAATTGCTAATTTTGCCCGTAGTTTAGTTCCTCGCGCCGTATCGCAAGTTGAAAGGATTGTCGATCCTACAGTGCGTCAAACAAATTCTATAATAGATGAAATAAAAAGTCAGATCCCAGGGTTATCGTCAACGCTGCCACCAGAAAGAAATATATATGGACAATCAGAGTTTCTTTCAGGTGCATTAGGTCCAGACATTATTAGCCCAATGTATTCTAATACAGTCGGTCCAAACACAGCGTCGATAGATCCAGAAACATTAAAAATTGGAGGTCGAAAATTCGATCTTAATACAGAAGAAGATATTAACGATGCCTATGAATTCGATAAAGAATTTGCAACGATTGGGTACGGACCACGCGAGTTACCAACGGAAATTCACGAAGAAGTATCTTTGACACACGAAGAACGTGATCTGTTGCACCGATTGATGGGCGACATGACGCTGACACGTTTACGTAAATACTTTAATAAAAAATCAACAATGCGCCGATACGAGGAAAGAAAAAAACTTTTTTTAGAAACAGGCAACAAGATTGCTTATGAAAGAATGGAGCGTGAGTTGAATTACGAAATCAACGCTGCCAGGGACACGATCCTCGACATACAAGGTTTTGGGTACGGGGGTTTGTTTTTTAGAACAGAGTTAGGCAAGCAATTCAAACAACGATTAGACGATTTTAACGAGAAATCAAAAGCAGCGATGAAAGAAGTGAGATAGGGACACACCATGACAGTATCAAGTAGCACAACAAAAAACAGCCGATCGGCAAATGGTACGCAGCACAGTTTTGCTTATGACTTCAAAATATTTGCAGCATCTGACCTAGAAGTCATTGTTAGAACAACTGCGGGTACAGAAACAATCCAAACTCTTGACACAAACTACATTGTAACGGGTGCGGGTAACGCGAACGGTGGTAATGTTTTATTTAAATTTACAACAACGGACGCAAGTAACGCTCACCATGACGCATCGACAGATCACAGACCAGCTAACACAACCACTGTAATTATGCGACGTAAGCTTACGCTGACACAAGGCACAGACTACGTTGAGAACGACCCTTTTCCAGCAGCAGCACACGAAGATGCACTAGATCGTTTGACGATGGTAACGCAGCAGATCCAGGAAGAAGTGGATCGCTCAATAAAAGCATCGACGGGTAACACGTTTTCGGGTGCAACATTTACACTGTCAGCAACAGATCGTGCAAATAAGATCTTTGCTTTTGATAGTTCTGGTAATCTAGCAGTCACGCAAGAACTGGGTACATTTCGTGGCAACTTTGCAGCAAGCACAGCGTATGCCGTCCGTGACCTGGTAAAAGATACCAGCACAAACAACATCTTCATCGTCAATGAAGCGCATACAAGTTCTGGTTCACAACCACTTACCACCAACGCGAATAGCGCAAAGTATACACTTATTGTCGACGCAGCGTCAGCAACGACAAGTGCTACAAATGCAGCTGCTAGTGCTGCAACGGCTACAACAAAAGCAAGTGAAGCTGCTACAAGTGCTACCCAAGCTGCAAACTCACTAACAACATTTCAAAATCAATATCATGGTGCATCCAGTTCTGATCCGACATCAAATTTAGACGCTGGTGATCTGTACTTCAATACGTCATCGGGCATAAAAGTTTATAATGGATCTGCTTTTGAGGATGTAAAGCCAACGAGTACAGAGCAAACAAACATAAACACCGTAGCTGGCATATCTAGTGACGTGACAACAGTTGCTGGACTTAATACCACGCATCTGGCAAATGTATCAGGTCAAGCGTCTAACATAGGATCATTAGGACCAATATCATCTGACATTACGACGCTTGCAAATATATCAAGTGATGTAACGTCCCTGGCAAATTCTCTTGAGAAAACATATACAGTCACAGTGGCAAATGTTGGTGGCGTAAATGTATTTCTGCTCGATGGTGTAAACTATCCAGCCATAGAAATGTTTCGCGGTAATACATACATATTCAATCTAAACGATAGTACTGTTGATGGACACCCATTAGTGTTTAAGAATGGTAGTGCTGAATATGATGTTGGCGTTACTTATTTTTTAAATGGAGCATCAGCAACAAAATCAAATTTTGTCAATGTCACCACCTTTAACGCTGGTCGATCATCTGGTGATAGAAAAGTCCAGATCGAAGTAGCATCATCTGCACCAAGTAGCGGATTGCGGTATTATTGTTATATCCACGGCAACGCTATGGGTAACACGATTACTGTTAAAGATAGTAACGTATCTTTGGTGGCTGGATCTATCGCAAATGTCAATCTTACTGGTGCATCAATTGCAAACGTAAATACAACGGCAGCATCTATTGCAAATGTAAATTCGGTAGCAACAAATATCGATACTGTAAATTCGTTTGCTGCTAGGTATCGTGTCGAAACTGCACTTCCAAGTAGCAATAATGATGCTGGTGATTTGGTATTCAACACATCTAATAATACTTTAAATTTTTTTGATGGGTCTAGTTTTAATCCTTTTGTTGCTGGTGCGATGACATCACTGGTTGTTGATAGTTCTCCGCAATTGGGTGGCAACTTGGATGTAAATGGCAACTCAATTATATCGGCATCGAATGGCAACATAGCAATCACACCAAATGGATCTGGTAAAGTTATACTTGATGGTTTATCGCATCCAACTGCCGACGGGTCTGCTGGTCAGTTTTTAAAGACGGATGGATCTGGAACATTATCTTTTGCAACTGTAAATACAGATTTATCTAATGATAGTTCTCCACAATTAGGTGGAGATTTAGATGCAAACAGTAATGATATATTAATGGGTAGCCAATCTGTTAAGTTTGGCACAAGCGCATGGGAAATAGTTCTTGATGGAACTGATTTAGATTTTAAGTACAACGGCACAACAGTATTTAAGCTTGCATCGAATGGTGCAGTAACGTCAGCAGATAACGTAACAGCCTTTGGGAGTCCATAATGGTTTTACCGTCTTCAGGAAATTCAATCAGTTTAGATCAGATGCACGTCGAAGTCGGTGGTACAACTGGAACTACATGCTCACTTAATGATAGTGATATTAGAAGCATTATTGATAAAGGAGATGGAGCATCATCATCTTTTCAAGAGTTCTTAGGACAAGCATTTCTAAAGTATATACAAGCAACTGGAGGAACTCCAACAGTATCAGGTAACTATACTTATCGTTACTTCACATCATCAGGAACGCTTCAGATTACACAAACACCAGCTGGCTCAGCTTCAGCAACAGTGGACTATATTGTTATAGGCGGTGGCGGTGCTGGAGGATGGGGAGGCCCTGAAAGTGGCACATGGGTTACTGGAGGTGGCGGTGGCGGTGCTGGTGGTTATATAACTGGCTCATTCAATGTAAGTTCTACTGGAAGTTTAACTGTTACAGTTGGTGGTGGTGCATCAAGCAATAACAACGCTGGAAACAAAAGTGGCACACAATCTCGATTAGGTGCTGGGGCTGGAAACTCTTCAAACCGAAACGCTACTGGCGGTGGTGGAGGAGGAGGCGGTGGTGGAAGTGTTAGCCAAAGCGCACAACCCGCTAACAGCACTTTCCAACAAGGTAGTAATGGAGGATCTGGCGGTGGTGGCGCAGCACAAGCTTTTGGAGGAGAAAGAACATCATCGTCACAAGGTAAAGATGGTGGTAGAGGCAATGTAAGCCCAAACATGTATCAAAGAGGCGGTGGCGGAGGCGGTGGAAAAGGCTCTGTTGGTGCAAGTGCTAAAGATAATAATAGTCATGGCCTGAATGGAGGCACAGGCTCAAGTACTGGAAATGCAAATTACAATAACCAAGTAAGAGGTGCTGGTGGCGGTGGCGGTATGTGGAACCAAAATGGTGGGTATGGTGGTCGCGCTGGATCTAGCAATGCCACAAGTAATGCTGGTGGTGCTGGCAGAGGTGGTAGAGGTAATGGAAGCGCAGCAACGACTGGTGCTGCAAATAGAGGAAGTGGAGGCGGTGGCGGTGGCTCTGGAAAATTTGGGGAACAACCAGCTTCGCGTCGTCGTGGTGCTGCTGGCGGTTCTGGTATTGTCATGGTTAGGTATCAAACATCAGGAGCGTAAATTTGGGACACTATGCAAAAATTGATAGCAATAATATTGTTACTGAAGTAATTGTCGCAAAATCTGATTTTATAAATTCATTACCAGATAAAGATAGTTATATCAAAACAAGTTATAACACGAATGATGGAAAACATTATGTGCCTAAAGATTATCAAGATTTTTCTGAAGAAAGCGTAGATCAATCGAAAGCTTTACGAGGTAGATACGCTGGCGTAGGTATGGTTTATGACGCAACACATAATATCTTTTATGATCCTGACGATCAATATTTTCCTAGCTGGACGCTTAACACAACTACTGCAACATTTGATCCTCCTATTCCTAGACCTAATCTTACCGCAGAACAACGAGCAAAGAATGATAATGAAGAAAAATTAATAGCGTATCATTGGGATGAGGATTTATATCAATCTGACAACACAAAGGGATGGGTGCTTACTGAAGAAGATTTTCCAGATGCATCATAAAACGTAGGTAAATAATGGAACAATACAAATTTGATGAAAGTAGTTTCATGGGTGGTTGGTTTATGCCAGGAGATTTGTGTGATAGCTTGATTGAGTATTATCATAGCAAAGAAGATCAACATACTGATGGAATATCTGGTGGTGGAGTAGACCACAAAGTACGAAAAAATACAGACTTAGTAATTTATCCAGAAAACTTTGTAGATTTAGATAGATACTTATTTTTTCTTCAAGAGTGCTTAGATAAATATAAAGAAAAATATGAATGGTGCGATAATGTAAATGCTTACAGCATTATTGAGCCTATAAAAATACAGCATTATGCACCAACTGAAGGTTATTATACGATGCACATGGAAAACTCTGGTCATCCAGATCCGTTTATCTTAAGGCATTTAGTTTTTATGACTTACTTAAATACATTAGATAATGCTGGAACAGAGTTTTATTATCAAAAGTTGACTACAGAATGTAAGAAAGGATTAACGCTTATATGGCCAGCTGGTTGGACGCATGTTCATAGAGGGGTGACAAACAACGTCAGTGATAAATATATAACAACAGGGTGGTATAGCTTTGTAATGCCAGAAGAAATTAAAGTTGATTAAGCAAAAGATAAAAGAAACATTTGATCTTTTCAGTGTCCCTATTCATGCAGATTACCCAAGCTTAGATAATCAGGCAATGGCAGAGTATTGTTTAAAAATGATGCAAGACCAAGAAAGTCTTAAAAGATCTAACATGGGAGGGTGGCACTCTGAAGACTTGAAAGGATTACATGATCCTTTAAATGATTTGTTCATAACTATTACTGATACTGTAAATGAATTTGTAACTGAACTAGGTATGCCCTTTCTTAAAATTAATAACATTTGGATAAACATAAACGGATATAAAGACTTTAATCAGGAACACACACACCCTGGTTCTATATTGTCAGGAGTGTATTATGTTCAAGCACATGAGAATTGTGGAGGTCTTGTTTTTAATAATCCAAACAGAGGTGAAATCGACGGGTACTGGTGGCCTTACGCGATGGAAGTAAAAGACAATACTAAAGTAAACTCAGCATGGATTATGCCAGCAGAAACAGGGAAGCTTTACATTTTTCCAAGTTGGCTAAGTCATAGTGTAGAGCCTAATTTAGATAAAGAGAAAAAACGAATATCTATTTCTTGGAATAGCACAGTAGAATGACAAAGCTCACGGAACGTATAACGAAATTAGAAACTGAAAATCATATTCAGTTTAAAGAAATCTTTTACAGATTAAAGCGACTAGAGATGGTGCTGGTCGGTGGCATGGGTGCTGTTATGACAATGCTCATTACAGTTTTATTTCAAATACATTAAATTATCCTGGGGGACGCATGTTTGGGTTTGGGGTTGGCGAAGCTATCGCAGCTGCGACAGCTTTCAAAGCTGCTGTGGATGGCATCAAAAAAGCTATAGGCACTGCAAAAGATGTACGTGATATCGCATCACAGATCGATGTGTTGCTCGACAGCAAGTCAAAGATTGATCGTGCTAAAAACAAAAAGGCTGCGCCAGGGCAGTTTTCTATAAGTTCCATTGCGTCAGAAACCATAGATGCGAAGCTTGCAGAGGAAGAATTATATTCTATAAAACTACTTATCGATAATCGTTTTGGCTTTGGTACGTTTGCTGGCATCGAAGCAGAGCGTAGAAAGCGTATCAAAGAATTCAACGAAGCAGAACGCAAACGTCTTGCAGCAAAAGCAAAGCGTCGCAAAGAATTAATAAATGATCTTAAAATTTTTGGTTACATTATCGGTGGTAGTACTGTCGTTGTCGTGGCTATTATCTTGTATATTACCTTCACAGACTAAGCTGCAATCGCACGATCGACCAGCTACTTACACTCTTATTAACACCATCAGAAATAATTCGCCTGGGCAAACACTCAACGAATTTTTTTGTGTTTACATCACACAGGATGGTCAGACAAAAGTAACACTCAATAACAACAACACTTGCGCGAAAGAAATAGAATGACACCAGAAAATTTAGATAAGTGGAAGATCGTGCCACGGCTAATGATGCTAGTGATGACGGGTGTGTATATCCGTTGCATCGAGTGGGCGTTGAGCCAGCCAGAATTATCGACGCAAGAAGCGGGTCTAATATCGGTCGTCACGGGGGCAATGACTGGAAGCCTGGGACTGTTCTTAAACGCAGAAAGCAAAGGAAGCAGATATGATAGCGCAGATCCTAAGTAGTGTTGTCGGTCTAGGTACATCATACCTGGACAGCAAGGGAACGATTGCGAAAGCAAGAGCAGAAAAAGAATTAAAAATTGCATCGGGCGAACTGTCCTGGGAAGTGGCTGCGATGGAAGCCACAAAGAATTCCTGGAAAGACGAACTGTGGACCATCGTGTTTGTAGCCATACTTGTTGCCAACTTCATACCTTTGTGGGGCATACAAGAACTGATGGCAAAAGGGTTCGCCAATCTTGAAACATGCCCCGACTGGGTGACGTACGGCATGTACGCATCCATAGCAAGTTCATTCGGATTGCGTTCATTTTCAAAACTAAGGAAAAACAAATGAAGGTAAAAGGTGTCAACGTAGATAGTCTTTCGAAAAGACAACAACAAGCAATGAAGCGTCACGGTGAACATCACACTGGCAAGCACATCCGTGACATGTTGAAGCGCATGAAAAAGGGGTCCAGCTTTACAGCTGCACACCGTGCCAGTCAAAAGGCAGTCGGTCGCTAATCTGCGATATTTGTTTTCAATCGTTTGTAGATCGCTGCAAGCACTGCGAGTTGACCTACGAGCATGGCATCGATTGGATCGACTACATCATTAGAAAGGAAGAACATGTGGAAGCTATCAAACAGAAGCAAGACCAGGCTAG